TCTTGACCTTGCGGATACGTTCAATCTCTTTCCGTTTGCGCATCCTCTCTTGTTCCTTCTGTATCCGCTCAGGCGTCTCAGGGACTTCCTCTTTCTTTTTCTTGACTTCAATCCCACGTAGAATGTTATTGATGTTGTGCTGCACAGCAGGGAGGATGCGCTCAAACACCGCCTTGGCGTGCTTGCAGATTACGAAGTGCGAGCGAAGATCTAACCGTTCTGTAGGCGCGGTGAGTAGCGGGCGGGGAGAACCTTCCAAGCCATCCCGCTGATGCAGATTCCACTGAGCTCCCCAATACAGAAATGCGGGGCAACTGCAAGAAACCTTCACGTCTAGATCCTGAGCGTTTTTGGTCTCCTCAACCTTAGAAACATCAAAGTGAACAAGGACGTCATGACCAGCTGGGTCACTATAAGATTCCTGACATAGAACTCGATAATGAAGAAAAAGTTCCTTGGGATTAGAATCTAATAATGTAGCCGTACAGTTCGGACGATGTCGTACGCTGAAAGAATTGGTTTGCGTGACTAATTCTGGGACAGAAATCGCGACCTTCGTAATCGGCGTGAACGTTGCGAAGAATGGGATTGTGATGTAGACGCGGTCGCTCATTCCGAGACTGTCCTCTAACTTCAATCTCGTAAACCGCATCTTAAGAATCTTCAGTTCATATAGTGGAATCTTTGATATCGAGCTTTTTCTTTGCACGACGCTTCTTGAAGTCGTCTACCAGAGCCGTTCCAGATTCAAAGGTCTTAAATTGGCCCACTTTGATGTCTTCAGCAGCTTCAGGCGTTCCAACTTCTGATACAATTGATTCTCTAGTAATTGTGGCTGGAACTACTTTACCACGAGGAATGTTTAAAGCCTCTGCTGCTTCTTCAGTAAAAGCAATTACTGTCCCTTTTTCAACACTAACTTTCTTCTTGGGCACTTCAACCACAACCTTCTTTGCGGGAGGAGAGACAGGAGCCTGGGGAGCGGGCGCTGGTGTAGGGGCGCTGATTGGTTCGATGAAACCGTTCTTGATCATTACAGCGATTCCCAGCGGGGTTTGCTGGATGATCTTAACGATCGAACCGTTACGATACACAGTCAACTTGTTGTTGTTAGAGGGATCGTGGACTAGGATGTCCCCGGAACGAATGTACAATTCGTAATTTGCCATATTGATGGTAGTTTTGCTGACGTAGTGTTTTTGCATCTATTACTATCCCCTTTTTGCGAATATCCTAGCTTTTTCGTGTCGTTTCTGGGCAGATAATGATTTCTTACGCCGCGTTTCAATAGAATCCTTTAGACCAATGTGAGATGCTGACATCTTTAATCTAGTAACGGTAGCATGCGGAACGATATGATTCTTGTGACCCTCGCTATGTCGATTTCCGAAGTTAGCCCGACGTATTCTTTCCCGTACTTCTTGTGTATGGTGCCATCCGGAAATTCCATCCCCGCCATCTGTGAAATTATGGAGTAGACCACCCGCTTCTTTCTTGCCATAAAAAGAGATGAGGAATTTTTCACCTTCTATTGCTTCAGCTTCTGAAGGCCATTCCTGCAAGATTATCCGGCTTCTATCCTTCGGAGGATTGCAAAGATGGTTATTCCTTATGAAGGCCCGCTTCCCCGAACCTTTTCCCACATAATAGGGTGTTCCGTCTTCGCGGAGCCACATGTAAGTGTAGAAAACCAATGAGTTCTCCTGCCATCTACTAATACTTTGAGAAAAGCAAAAGGGAGAGATCCAACCCGTTTGGGTCGAACCTCTCCCTTGGTTAAGTGCTACAACTAGATCAAGCAGAGATTAGTAAGTGCCGTCTCCACCCTCTCCAGGGTTGCCTGCGCGTCCGGTGACCTGTAGGCGCTGCACGCCAGATGGGTTGAATACCAGAAATCCGAGATCCTCGAAGATCGAGAAACCGATCTGACGAAGGTCCGGGCGGTCCGCTGACATTACTGTCAACGGAATACGCTCAGGAATTACGCCTAGGAATTCCGCATCTGCCAGGACGTAGATCGTGCCGTAGCCGACCTTACGAGACTGTAGCAGAGTGGCTCCCCAGAGGTAGCCCATCACGCCGGTCTTCAGCATCTTGCGCTGCGTCTCACGGTCTATGTTCTGCTGGGTCCACTTCAGCAAATCCGTGTAGTCACGGGGATTGAAGAAAATGAACGCAACGGACAAGTCGTGGCGCTGAACCTGACCAAAACTGTCTGCCATGGAATTGATGTCCACAGGGGAAGAGATGGTAAGATCCTTGTTATAGACTGGGTCGAAGTAGCCGGTGACAGCTGTAGCAGCGTTGGCTGCGACGGCGATGCCATCGAATAGTCCGAACACATATCCGTCTTCCTGCGCACCGACCTCAGCCTTAGCCAAGTTCAATGAACGGGCGACCAAATCAAAGCGTCTTTCTTTGATTTGTGTGATTGGAATCATAGGATTGGACACGATCTCAAAAGTCGGGACCGTGACGCGCTTCGGTTTGGTGACACGGACGACGTCGCCGCCTTCCTCACCTACGACAAAGGCTTCCACGAAGGAGCCACCAGGGGTCGTGCCCACGGTGACAGCAGACGTGTCAAATTCCTTGTCATAAATCGGAAGTGCGCCATCAGGTAAAGTCTCTACCATCAAGCTCTTACGAGCAATTGACATGTAGTCTCTACGCCGACGGAGGGACGGTCCGAGAGAAGCCGCCAACTTATTGCGGCCACCTGCGGTCTTGAGCAACTGACCTAGCATTGCTGTCTGTTGCTGTGTACGGGAAAGTGTAGGCATGTTATTTTCTCCTTTATCCTCTCACCTTATAGCAACGACGCTACGCCAAGCCAAGGCTCAGCAGCGGTTGGAATGTGGGTGCAGATACCGACAGCCACGCTGGTAGCACCTTTCGTTCCAGTTGCAGGAACGTAGTAGCCAGCGAGACTAGCAGCAGCCTCACCACAATAGAGGTAAGCGCCAACGACATAAGTCTCGGTGGCGTCATACGCCTGGGAGTCCACGATACCCTGCCATAGTGCACGGACTACAGGGGCTTTCTTGGAACCAGACGGGCTGATAGCGCCGGCAAACTCACCGGGGCCATTCAGCAACGTTGCGAATGGGTTTTGAGACGCGCTGTCACACGGTACGATGACGGTGCCGCTAACATTCGTTCCAGGATTCTTCAGGGCCATAATTCTGCCGCCTAGATAGCCAGCAGAGCTTAGGTTGCCCTGGTCAGTTCCGGGATCGCCCGTTAGAACAACATCAGGCGTACAGTTGAAGCTGTCGTTTTGACCCATATCAGTTTTGTTATCAATCACTTACGTGATTGAGACAGGTCATTTCTGCCTGTCTCTTACGGTTCTTTATTTCCGTAACGCTCGGACTATCGCATCACCCATTTCTGGGGCTTTCTCGCTTAGTCTCTCACGGTCCCTCTCGGGTTCCGCCTTGTTCCCATCTCAGGGTTCAAGTCAATCAGAGAAAGTTTTTCATCTTGGATTACTCCAAGAAGGATCCCTATTTGGTCGAGATCAATTTCAAGGACATTTGTATGCCTCCCAAAATTCAACTGTGTTACTTGAATTGAAACTTTTGATTTGCCCGGTTCCCAATTCAGCCTTCCGTTTGGTTGGTTGGCAAGAACTTTAGTTGCCGTGCTAAGTTTCACTAATGAAGAGGAAAGTTTTAAACTTTCTATTTGTTAGCGAAGGATATCGTTTTGCCCTAAAGGAAGTCATAATTTTTTGGAAAAAATCACAGCTTTGTTGTTGCAGAAAAATCCTGAGGTATCCTGGTTGCAAGACTATTTGCATTACATCGAAACTACTCCTTCCGCAAATAGCAACGAAATCAGAGAGTTGCATCACATTCTTCCGAGTTGCATGTTCCCTGAATTTAGGAATTTGAAAAAATATCCATGGAACGCAAAATCTTTTCATCCCGCCGATCATCTCATTTCTCATTACTATTTGTATAAGACTTTCCCAAAAAAGAAAGAATTGATATTTGCTTTCTACAACATGGTTGGAATAAGTGGCGTTCTAAACAAAGACATTCTATCCGAAGATTTGCTCACCAAAATAAGTCTTGCTTACGCCGAAGCTAAGAAACAAGCTAGAATATTACTCAGCAAGTTTTGGACTGAAGAACGTAGAGAAAAACAGAGACAACGTTTGACAGAACGAAACAATATTGAAAACAAAAAATGTCAGGATTATACGTGTGATAAATGTGGAAAGGAATTTCTTCAAGTTACAAAAGGAGTCTTTGGTGGTCACAGAAAATCATGTCTCAAGTCTGAAAAACCTGTAAATTTCTATCATTTGTTCTTGGAAAAACTTGAATTTGAACTTTTAAAACAAGAAGGAGATTATTTTCAATACAAGGACAAAACGGGCCGTTTAGTAGAAATTCGTTACAGTAGTTTTAATGATAAACAATGGTTTTATCAAGAAATGAAAGGTACGACAAAATCTTCATTAAAAGAAACCCTAAGAACGGGGGGAAAGAAAATTCGACAGTTATCCGCCAAAGAAAGAGAGAAGTACAGTAAAGAAGGTTTCGGTGGTCCTAAAGGAATAAAACTCTCAGAACAAGCACGTAAGAACCAATCAGAAGGTCATAAAAACAAACCTCTTTCTGAATCTCATAAGCAAGCTATCCGAGAAGGCCACGCCAAGAATAAAAACATTATTCTGGAATAAACTCAATTCGACCACTGATCATAATTTGACGAAGTTTACGAGGCGGTTTAGGTGCAAGTTTTTGACGTTCCGGTTCAGGAAGAAATTGTTCTGGAATTATGCTCGATGGATATAAGTAATTATGAATCTGGTAAAGATGATCTATCCTATCAGTAAACACCGAAATGTGATTTTTAATACGATCAGGAGAAAATACAAGATCAGGCCCAAGATAAGCTGGGTCATGAACTGCTTTGATTCCCATTTTGTACATGACCTTGCCCATTTCTCTATCTTCTGATGTATCGCGGTAGCCATTATAGGGAACGTAATCCAACGCGGCCTTCATCGCTCTCCTGCTCAACCAATAGCCGCATCCCCCGGCTGCGAACGTGTATGGATGATAATGAGTCGTGCGGAACTGGCAACCGACATAATCGTAGTTCTCAAATCCACTGACCAGGAGTTCAGCGGGCCTAACATATGTATCATCATCGCATTTCATCAAAAAATCGTATCCTTGGTCGTAAACCCATTTGATCATCGCCAGGACCTTGATCGGCAGAGAATCATAATCATCTGGGACATCCAAATAGACTACGTCTGATTCGGATCCAGCCTCAACAGGACGGCCTATAAAGTATCTGTAATCAGTTGTTAAAAGAGGAAGCCACGTTTCTCGTTGAGCCTGACGCCGTTCGGGATAGGCGTGGCAACTAAGGATGCCGACAAGAATTCTCATTTTCAGCCTGTTTAATTCCGCAACTCATCTCTATTGAAGTAATTGATACCTATCGTTATGAAAGTCACAACTGTCATTGGTACCCGTCCCGAGATCATACGCCTTTCCCGAACTATGACGGTTTTGGACCGTTATGTCGAACACACCATCGTTCACACAGGCCAAAATTTTGACTATGAATTGAACGGTATCTTCAATGACGATCTGGAAATCCGTAAACCAGACTATTTTCTAGGCGCGGCAGAACCCACGGCAATTGAAACCATTGCTAGCATCATGACGCGACTGGACGTTCTCCTAGAGCGCAAAATCCCCGACGCCTTACTTATCCTCGGAGATACCAATAGTTGTCTCGCAG